TAATGATGTATTGGTTAATTTAACTTCTTTATCAGATAACCACTGTGTACCATTGGAATAGTAAAACTCACCAACTGAATTCCTCCATGTTTCTCCTGTATAAGAAGATGCAGGTGGAGAAGGTGGAACATCAGTAGTACCTACATAATCTGTTATTTCATTAACTGAATTCTTACCAATTAATAATTGTTTTGTTTGATGTGCTAATATACAAGCATACAGAATATTATCAATAGAAGATAATGCACCACCATTACCATCCGCAGTAGGTGGGAGAATAGGAATACCATCTATTTCAGTAACTATTGCAACTCTCTGATTTGGGTTTGGTGGAGTAATACCTAAAGCCCAATCTGTTGCTGGTACAGTAGCAGTTACCGTCATTGAAGAGTAACTTGTAGAAACAACAGAAGCAATTACATATCTTGCACAATCAGCCCATATAACATTACCGATGGAAACATCTGTACCATTATATTGTCCATTTGGTTGGAATTTAGGATTACCTATAAATGGATTTAATGTAATTGTATAAGTTGGCCCTGAACCAGTAATAGATTGAATATCACCATAACCAGAAAATGCTTCTTGAACAGTTTGACCATAACTGGAAAAGGAAAGAAGTAAAAATAGAATTATTAATCTTACCATATTAATTTTAAATTAGTAGCCCCTGTTCCAAGAGCAGAAGACGAGTTAAATTGGTTAATCAATATTATAATATCTCCATTAGAAGGAGTAGATTGTACTGTTGGTAATAAATTAGACGCACCAGTAGTAGGAGCATAATTACCAGAAGAACCTGCACCAGAACCTAATGCTACACCAGTAATCATTGGAATGTGCAATGTAGTAATGTCCTGATTATATATAGTAGAGGAAGAATTTATATTCAATGTTAAAGTAGGGCCGGGATTATCAGATTGAGATGAATATATATCCATTGACATTAATTCCGTTCCATTGGGTACTGTAATAGTCCACACAGATGGAGATGTTCTTGTCCATGTTGGAGCAGTACCAACATAAGTACATATTGCTTTTCCACCACCAGACAAAGGTGTTATTGCAGATTTAGTTATGACTGAACCTACAGAACCAAGTGATGTTTCAAGAGATTGTAACGCTTGTTTTATAGTCTGATTATCTGGAATAATAGTACCACTAAAAGTACCGAGGTCAGTCTGATTAGAAGCAACACCAGATAAAGTTGTTAAATCTTCAATATCCAATACATCAGCAGGTAACATTAAACCTGCAAAAGAAGTATTTCTTGCAGTAATTGTAGCATCTGTTCCAGTAGAAGATTGTACTATACCACTACCCGATAGTGGAGCATACGTTAAATTAGTTGGAGTACTACCACCAGAACCAGTATTTATTGTTACTACCGTTTTAGTACCATCATCTGTAACAGCAACACCTGAACCTGTAAAATTAATAATCTCTCTATTTGGTAAAGGTGTTCCACTTAATTCTATTGTATCATAAGATGGTTCCACATTAAGAACACTACCAAACATTGATAATTTAGTACCAAGAGTTAAAGGTATAATATTAGCACTGTTTCTACCTACAATTGTATTAACTGGTATAACTAAATCTTGAGGATCACCAACAGAATTGGTAGGTCTTACTTTAATTGTATATGCTGGCATATTTGCCAGTTTTTGATTAGTAACTGCATCGGGAGAAATTGCTGTTACACCATCTCCAACAGAAACAACATCACCTGTATGATTAGGTGGAACATATATAGATAGATTATCCAGTTTAGACTTATCATTTGCAGATAATAAACCAGCAGCAATAGTAGTAGCAGAAGGCAAAGTTACACCAGTTCCACCAGAGTTATTAATTGCTCTTGTGGTTAATGTTGCTGCACCTAAAGAAAGATTTGCTGATCCACCACCAGAAATAGTTAATTCACCCTCATCAATTGCTTCTTGAATTAAGTCTTGTAAATTCTCACCTTCATTGGATGCTGATGTAGCAGGATTAGAACCAAATTGAGTGGTTAACATCTTAAATATGTTTTTTGGAAAAAACAATTCTTTAAGTTTTATATTTGCCATGTTTTTAGAAATAAAAAAACAGGTGTGAAGGTATTAACCCTCGACACCTGTTATATAAAAAATTAGGAAAAGTTTAGGATAAATATACCCCACCTGCTACAGCATCTCCTGTAACGGGGAATGCAGTACCAGTTGTTCTATTATGTTCTAACCAGCCTGTAAGAACTGCTTCCAATTGGTTTTGTGTGTTGGCAGAAGCAGTACCCGTTCCAGCATCATTAGATGTGATGAAAGGATAAGCAGGATTACCAGCAGCAAGACGAGTTGCAACATTTGTTACTGTAGGGACAAAAGAAGACAGTACTTCACAAGGCAACAGAACAACAACTTTCTTTTGACCAACTTGTTCAAGAGTAAGAGTTTTTTCACCATCAACAAAATCAATAGCATAAGAAACATAGTTTTTAGCAGTATTGATATAAGTTTTTCCTTCCAAGAAGTAATCACCCTTAGGTTGATTTTGCATGGTATGAACAGTAAGACCGGGACGATCTTGCCAGTTAATTAACCATGAACGACCTGTATTAACTGGTTCTTTAGCAGAAGCAATTGTTTTAGTCGGATCAACAACACCAAGAGTAAATCCAGATGCAAGTTCCATAAATGGAGTAACCATGATCTGATGTACATTATCAAAAGCAGGTGCAGTATTGTGCGGTAAACCAAGAACAATCAAAGCATCTACTTTTGCAGTAACACCTGCTGTTTTAGCATCCAATACTTCAACAGTAGAAGTAGCAGTTAAATCTGTATTTTTTTGCATTAGGTCAGCAAGTGTAGCAACACCAGCAAAACCAAATTGAAGTATTTGTTGAACACCATTACGGAGATCAAAAGCAACATTTGTAGTTGGTGTAATAGTACCAAGTGCAATACCTGAACCACCAGCAACTTTAAGACCAAGAACTACAAATTCCCTATTACCTCTCATACCAGCACCATTACGGCTTACTGCTTTAGATTGACTGTTGAATTGTGTTGCAATGTTTTGCAGAACATAATCCAAAGGTTGAGCAATAGACTCATTTGTAAAGTTTACAGTTGGTGCTTGAACCGTTGTAGTTTTGTCATTACGTGGGAATGACTTATCAATACGGTGTGAGTCAATAGTAAGAAATGCTTTATAAGTAACATCATTTTTAGGTGCTACAAATGAAGTAAATGCTTGACCACCCCATTGACCATGATCTGCTTTTTTCACAGAAACGGCTTGTACCTGATTTCTACGAATTATACCTGATTCAACAAGTGCTTTATCACCATCTTCCCACAGGGAAACAGTTTGAGTAGCACTTGACTTAGGAGTACCTTGTACCAACTTGATTGCAGTTACTTCTGCTGAATCATCACCTGATACAAGAAAGTTTCCTAATTTCCTAACAACAGAGGTTGGGTCATAGGACAAAACACCTACTTGACCAGCAGCCAAGTTAAGTGCAGTTGTACCAGTAACCAAAGCACCAGTAGGAAGAGCCTGATCTCCTGTAGCAACCAAAATAGTAGTTTCTACGGGGAGTTTGTTTGTCTTTTTATTAATCATATTTTAGACTGTATCAAATCTGATTGGATTTGATATTTGTTATTATTTTCGAGTAGTGCTGATAAATATTGAACTACCATATCAACCAATATATCATGGAAAGATTCATCTATTTCAGATTGAACCTTAGATGTTGAAGATTGATAAGCAGATGAATCACCGTTTATAAATTCAAGACTGTCATAGCCTCCCGAAAAAACTTTTATTGGATTTTTTAAATAATCTATACTTACTGTTTGTAACGTCCCATCAGTATAAACATTCAATGATTTATTAGAGAATGAACCTAATACTCTTCCCCACATTGTAGAGGGTTTAGTATTAGCATCTCTTAATTTTATATCTAAATCATTTAAACGTGTTATAGTAATAGGAAAAGAATTTGCACAAGTTGTAAGTTTAGCAGTTCCTCTTAGGAAGTGTCTGTAAGCAGGAACATTGGTCGTTAAATCACATTTGTAATGATTAGTGGAAACCAAAGTCATAGGTAAAGTTTGGCTAACAACAAGATTGTTTAACATATCTATTCTTTGTTGTGTAACCTCAAAACCAAATCTATATTTCTTTGAATTGTTACCACTATAAAAGATTTCCACAAAATCATCTTGGGCTTTGTTTATGGCATCATCCAAGTAGGCTTTGGGGAAATCTTTTTTGTGATTTGAATTGACCTTGTTCCACCTTGCTTTTATTTCTTGGTGGATTCTGTCAATGGTCATTCTATACGAGCATTCTTTTTAGCACATTCTTCATACAAATCTCCATACACATTAGACAGTTCTGAATTAGAATCATATGTTAACATTTCAGACAATACAAGATTTTCAAATGCAGTAGCATCGGAGAACTTGTAAAGATTCTTAACATTAACTTTAGAAGGCCAAATTACATAACCATCTTTTACTTGTAAGACACCTGTATTATGTGCTTGTTGTATTAAGTATTTTGTATCAAAACGATTCTTATCCTTTTTCAATAGTTCCATTAAATCAAGGAAGTAATCTACATTCCTCATTTGATGTGAACCTTCTGAAAGGTAAGTATCTATTTGACGTTTAACCAGATCAGCATTAGCCTGACCTGATATAGTTGGTTTTCCATCATTATACAAACAAAGAGAAGCAACTTTATATGCCAAGAAATCATTAGACTGTTTCAGTAACAATTTCTTTTCTACAATAGCATCTTCTATTCTGTCTTGCTTTTTCTGGCGTTCAATCAGTGCCTCATTTTCTTCTGAAATATAAAACGAATGAATGGTTGAGTTTATAGTTGCTTTTGAAAGTGCAACATAAGGATGATTCTTCAATAACTGAATAGCCATTCTACCTCTTGGTGTGGAATCATCAAAACGATTAGCACGATCATAAAGGGTTACTTCAAACTGTTCTATAAAACTTGTTTGGGTAGATAAATCTGTTTTATTTGTAAATCGAAAAATGCCACCACCAGTCATTCTATTATGATAAGTATCTAAAGGAACACCATCTAAAATCTCATAAAGGTTTTGAAGTGTAATTTGTTTACTCTTTGTAATAGATTCTGGTATTTGATGAGTATGTTCTGTATTAAAATAAGGATTTTCTACTTTCAACTCAAGACCTGTTTTGTATCTCAGATTATCATAATCAGGTACAAATGAAATTCTAAAACCAGCCGCACCAGCACGAGTTTTATTCATGGGTTTTCCAACCCTTAATTCTTTTGTTCTTTCATCTACATAGGTATAAACCTGCCTGTCTCTACCTTGTGCTGATACCCGCATCACCGGGCTAATAAATAATGTTATAGACATTTTCTTGTTTTATTAAATGTAAGGATTCAAAGCAATACGTCCTACCCTTTCCACGTCCCAAATGGACAAAGAGCCTGACATTTCACGGTAGATACCAGTTTCCTTAGAATTGGTATATGTGTTAGAACCATCTTTTCTTGCACCTGTTTCAAAGTCATAGACTCCACAAACAGTATGGTAAGATTCAACACCGTCTTGCATTACCATAGTAATGTTTTCACCAGTTGAACCAGTTGCGTTTTGATCTGTTGCACCAAAGTCAAAAATATCCAAAGCATAAGATTCTAACGTAGAGTTAGTACCCGGAGCCATTGTTTTGAAGATAGCACGATTATCTTTAATTGGATCATAGTCTATTGATACTTCAATACCATTAGGTAAGATCAGTTTAGTGAATTGTCCCCAATTCTTGTTAACTTACATTTTCATGTAAGAGCAGACCATATCTTAATCCTTTACATAAAGGATTCTTCCCGTTTCGGCAATTAAGCCTACGTCATTATGACTGGTCGTTGAACCTTACTCATAGATAAATCCTTAGAGTCTTGGCTGCTGATTAACCAATATTAATTGTTTTTAAACATTCACACTCATCTTTTCAGATCATGTTGTAGTCAATTAATCTTTAGGTACTTCCAGCAATTAGAGAAGTGTTTACTTACTACTTACGCAGCAAGGCGGCAGACATTTTTACCGTATTGCAATTCATTAGAACTTACGCCAGTTGGAGTAGAATTCTTTTGAACCAAGTGTGTGTCAAGAGTTAAGAGAGCAGAGTATTCAGCATAGATCAATTTGGATAACCAACGAATTGCTGCTTCACCACCTGACAATTTGATTTTACGATCTGTAAATGAACGTTTGGAAAGGAAGATGTTGTTCAACCATTCAAACATTTGATCAAGAGAAAGTGAACCATTATGCTCAAGGTACCACCCATCTTGAACTAACTGTCCCCAACCCGGAGCAAATTTAATTATTCTACCAGAATCACGATCAGTTGTTTTTTCCAAACGGCTGAATTGCATTGCCATTTCACGATCCATCATAGTTCTTTCTTCCAAACGTGCTTCAACAGCAGTAATGAAAGTACCTTTCTGAATCATCTTACCTGCAACTTTATCACGAATATCAGTTTGATATACATAACCACTGGAAACAGCACCACCATTTTGGCGAGTACCACCTACAGAATAATTACCTTGTACTTTCTCACCTCTTTGACGATTAGCAATTTCAGTACGGATAAACTTGTCAGTGAACTCTGCTTTATTAGCGTAGTTAGAAACCCATGATTGAAGTTTGTACATATCACCATATTCATCAGGTGCATATTTCTGATTCATTTCATCAGATACACCGGAAGATATACGAACGAATGTTTTATCTGGTTGAAGTTCTGCAACAGGAATCCAAGCATTAGCATCACCATCCTGAATTACTACTTCATATTCAAATGAATTAGCAGAACGTTGGGTTGGATAACCAAGGATTCGGAGGGATGGAAGACCATGACCACCTAATTTGATAATTGCTGGCTCATGCAGATAATCTTTATCAGCAGCAATCTTGAATGGTAAATTACCTTTACCGGGTGTATCTGTGGATGCACCAAGAAATTCAGTAATCCTGAATTCTGTAGAAGCATCATTTCCTACATACCATGAGTAATCATCTACTCCGCCGGGAAGAACATAAGCATTCTTTTGGGCAATGGTATAATAAGTAAATTTTTTGTTGATTTGGTGAGTTCCTAACTCTTGGGAAAAGAGTCTTGCAACCTTTACACCAAAGTCAAAAGGAGCGTAACTTCTGAACATTTTTGCGTGAGTAAGGGAATCAAAATATGATCCACCAAAGTCTCTACGTTCATGGGTTACCAATGCGGTTTGTCTTGTAGACGCCATTATATAAAATTTTTATTTAAACTACTAACTCGTATTCTTCTGTATCTAAAATAGATTCACTTGATTTGCCTTTAGAGGCAGATACAATCTTAGATGCAGAAATTTTATCCTTTAACTTACTAAGGGTATTTGTTTCAGCCTGTTTTTCAAACACAGAAAGATCAAACTTACCATCCTTATAATAAGACAACAAATTCATAAATTGTACATAGGACTCTGGATTCTTTCCTATCTCATTGATTATGGAGAGAGCATTTTGAGCAGTTTGTACTACAATGGGTTGTCTTGTTTTTGGGAGTGAAGCAATAGAATTACCAACAGAAGTATTAAATTCTTCTTGTTGTCTTTTTTGCTCTTTAGTTAATTCTTTAGCCTTTTCAATAGCCTTAGTTGTTTCTGTCTTTTCATTAGTTAATTCTCTTTGAGCAGTAGTTAAAAGTTCTTCTGAATCTTCAAGGTCGTCTAACTGTGCATCAATAGCACGTTGTTTCATACCTTTCTTTTCATACACCTTTGTTAAATACTCTCTTGCATCATCTAATGTTTCAACTGTCGTTTCTTCTTGTTTGAGAAACTTAGAAACAAAATCTGTTAAGGATTCTTTTGTTAGATTGTTACCAGATGAAAGAATAAAATCTAAAACATCTTTACCTATAGGTGGAACACTTGAAACAATAGTCTCTTGTATTCTATCAGGTAAATCATCTAATGATTTTTCAATCCATTCAAATGTACCATCAAACTTATTTTCTTCTGATTCTGTTAAGTAACCTCTTTCAAGATAGGATTCATAAAGAACTCTTGCAAGTTCATCACCTTCTTGTGGATTATCATCTGTTGTGGTTTCTTCAATTGGGTCATCAACCAATTCTTCTGTCTCTTCAAGATCAGGTAATACAATGTCGTCAAACACTGCTTCGTCAATAAAATTATCAACCATGTTTATTAATTTTGACACAAAATTATAAGAGAATAACTCTTAACATAGTTATCAACAATAATGTTAATAAGTGGTCAAAAGTTATTCTCTTATGCAAAAATTATTTCTTGTTTCTTTTTATAGATAATTCCTGTTTATCCACATCTTTCTGATGTTCAAACTGTTGAACAGAAAGACTTAACTTTTGTTGTTCTATAGCAAGTTTAGCAAGATCAACTGAATCAGGAATACCATTATCATTTGTATCTTCTTGCTTACCTAATACAGTAGCCTTAATACCTTCTACTTGAAGTGCCTTTACTCTTTCCAATTCAGCCTTCTCTCTCATAAAGTTTAATTCAAATTCCTGTTCACCTTTTCTGGCTTCAAGTTGCATTTGTTGTAATTCTTTTTGAGCATTAGATTGTTGTTCTTGTAGGCTTGCTTGTCTATCATAAGATTTCTGTTCTTCAATTTTAATTCTTTTATGTATTTCTTCTGGTGAAGCACCAGATACAATATCCTTAATAATCTGTGATACAGCCTCTATACCTTGACCTTGATTTTGTGCAAAGGCATGAGCAGATTGTAGCATGATTTCAGCATACTTTTCAGCAGCAGATGAATTAACTAAATAAAGACCAATATCAGCGTGTTCTAAATGAGAAGGAGTAATTTTCAGTAATTCCTTAGTACCATCAGATAACCAGATTTCAAAAGACAAATCTTTAAGGTTATGTACTTCCATCTGAATTTGACAATATTTTCTAAATTGTTTTAACCAAGTGGAAATGGCATCTTTCCACACCAAGGAATGTTTAAAGAACAATGGTTCTGTAATAGTATAAGAGTTAATAACTGCCTGTTGGTTATCAGCAACATTAGAACCTTGTGTATAATTAGCCTCTCGTTGTGGAGATATACCCATTGAATTGGATATTTCTCTACTTACTAATTCAGCAAGGTTTTGAAGATTCATTAATTCAACAGCAGTCCCAAGAGTAAAACCATTAGAACCGGGACTTCTTGTTGAAGGTGGAAGACCACCAAGAGAAGACTGTGAACCAGAGAATAAGTCTATATTAGACCTTCTCATAAACGCTAAGTAGGTAGTAACCTTGTCTCTTATTTCTTTGCCAGAAGCATCTTGACCTAATTCATCAGGTATTTGATCTACATCCACAGACTGAATAAAACCTCTATACTTAGAAAGTTCTTTATTCTGAATATACTTGATATACAGATATTGAAAGTAAGAAGGAAGTGCTTGTTGAATAGGAGAAATAGATTCTGCGTTTCTTGCATTAAATACACAACCTTTAGTGTTTAGTTCAAAAGAAGAATAAGGATCTTCAATGTTAATATCCTGATATGGAACTTCTCTCATAACAGGATATACATTATTACCAAGTCTTACAATCTCATAAGCACGAGGAATGAATATTTCTTCTGCTGAATATTCTGTATTAGTAACAGTGTCAAACCATACATATCTTTCTGTTTCTTGGTCAAAACGATTAAAATACTTTTCTTTAGTAGCATTGTCTGGTATTTCATAATCAGAAGAAAGTGCTTCTACTACTTGTTTACCATATTCATCAAAGTACGAAAGAAATATAATCTTTTTAAAAGCCTTAAACTCAAGATGTGTTTCATACACCAATGCTCTTTTAGTAGTCCTTGATAATTGTGAAGATTGATTTAAACCTTCCTGCTTATTAAATGCAGACTGGTCAAAAGAATAATACATATCATCGAGAGAATGATCTACCTGTATCTCAGCAGTACCACCAATTGTATCATGCTTATTGTTAAGTGAATTACCAGAAGTAAGAGATAGTTCTTCTATCTGTCTATCAGTCAAGTTATAATCAGCAATAGCATTAGCAAGAGTTGTAGTCTTTCTATACCATACCCAATCACCTTTATGAACAAATGGTTCATTGGGATTCTTGTGAAAACCAATGTGAAGTGGGTTCCTTATTTCAAAATAAGGACGTCCGTTTTTCCAACCATTATAAACAAAGAATCTATCAGTAATAACAGCATCTTCAATTGTATCTGATTGTAACATTTTCACATTCTGGTCTTGATAACAGAACGTAACTAACTTATTATAGAATATCTCAAGATCAGATAGCCATTCTTTAGAAAGTAAATCTTCTGGTTCTTCTGACTTACGAATAGAATCAATATATTGTTGAACCTCTTCTTGCGGTTTACCTTTCATCTGTTCCATTGTAGATTGAATAACAAGTGCTACTTTCTCTTCAATAGACTGTCTGATTTTACTAATTAATTCTTCATTCTTTTTTCTTTTAGAAAGAGAAGATTGTAACTGTAATTTTAATTGGTCATTTCTTTTTATAGCCTCACCTTTTAAAACTGAAATCTTTTTCTTTAATTCTGGATAAGGAGTAATTTCATCCTGTATTGTATCTGCTAAATCTCCAAGTGGATTACAAAACAAATCCATCTGTTTTTTAAAAGACGATAAATCCATATTTACTGCTTTATAAGCAGCAGACATTTTCTCATAGTCAGGTACATGATGACCACCAAATGGTATAATATATTTCATATATTTTTTAAACCATTCACCATCATCTTTGAACTTCTCTGTTTCAGAAGCCTTTAGGTTAATTAAATAGGACATAAGATGTATTTATAAGCAATTCTGCTAATGCAAATCCATTTTCAAGTGCTGATATAATTACAAAAGCAGGATCAATAATATTACTGTCCATTTGTTTAGTCCTTACGTTAAAAGCCTCAAAAGTAGGTTCGAGTTTTAGATTAGCATTAGATAATATTTTATATGCAGGAGACTTTAAGAGATTGTAATACCATGTTGGAAGTGTGGCTTGATTCTCTTGTGCATATTGATACAGAGTAACACCAGCACCTTTAACAAAACCAAGATAGTTAGAAGATTTAACTGCACCAACAGCATCTTCAATTCTATCTAATTCTTCTTTAGCATTTTTATCTGTAATTCCACCTACATATATAATAGCAGATTTTTGTTGAAGATTAGATGCTCTTGTCAAATAATCTTTTGCTTCCCATTCTTCAACTGCTGACTCTGCTTTTTGTTTGAGTATCTCTACTCTTTTCCTAATTTTCGCTTTGTTTGGATTATTGAAAATAGTAAACTCATAAGGAGTAATAGACACCCTATTGGCTCGGTAAGAATTTAAAAAACAAGCAATATCTTTTAGATTCTCTTTAGTAGATTCTGCATAACCGGGTATCTTAATAAGACATACTTGAAGACCAGCAGATTGTTTATTCATTAAACAATAACGTATAACAATATCAGAGAAACCTTTTGCAAGAATTACTACTGGTACTTTATTGGTATGTGCTTCATCAAGTATATCTGCAATTTCAGATACTTCATTAACATAATTATCTTCAATTAAAAACTGTGGTTTTTCAAATACACAATTTCCATTAGGTTGATTACCAAAACCAGAATTAACAAAGCCTTCATTAAAAGTTAAACCTTCTGTGTGTTCTACATAAGTATGTTTAGAGAAGTTGGATAACTCAAGAGATATATTAGCATCAAGTCCTGCTTTAAGATAAATATTTTTAATTAACTCTGCCAATTTATAATTCTTACATGAAGTATAAGCAACATTGAGTACATTGTCTATTGTAAGTGGTTCTGAAACAGAAGTTACATATTCCTGTGTGGCAGCAATAAGAGACTTGGTTTCATCAAGCAACTCATTAACATCTTTACCGTTGTTAATTTCATCGAATAGAGAATTAACAAATTGCTGTGTAAATAGGGAAGTAAGAGTTGTTCCATCTCCAACCTCCTTAACTGTTTTATTGGCAGCATTAATTAACAATTTAGCACCAATATCATTCTGTGGATCAGCAAAACCAATCTTTTCTGCAACAGATACACCATCTTTGGTAAATGTCAAATTACCATTCTCGAAAGAAAGTACATTCTTTCCAGCACCACCCATTGTAGAGGTGATAATATTAGCAGCCTGATTTAATCCATCAAGCACTGGTTGTATAGATTCGTTATGTTGTTTTAGTGTTTCTAACATGAAATATGTTTGGGTTTAATGATATAGCAGCCAAAGGATTCTTTTTATTCTTTTTCTCTGCTTCAAAGTTATATATATGTTCAATTTCTTTAAGAGCAAGTGGAAGACCTAACAGTGCAGAAACAGCATCATAGTTTCCATCAATAGTATATTGCACTAACTGATTAAGAAGAAATAAATCTGGTATAGACTCATAAGTTCTAATCTGTCTTCCATTATGTGTTACTGTCTCAAGTAACCATTCTGATGTATCTGTAATCATATTGAGTTTATCTATTTTATTAGACACCATAAACCCATATTCAGTAACAACTCTTTCTTTAGCAGAAGAACCTTTTTCTCTTGTAGGTCTTATACATAAAAGATAAGTCTTAGACTTACGAATAAAATAACCTCTTACTGAATCACCTCTATTGGCTTCATACCACAACATTCTTGGGCAATTACCATAGAGTTGTATAGCCTTTTCTATAACCTCGTAAAAAGCATCTTTGCCAGAAGGATTTTTACCATAATAAGTAAATACTAATTGATTACCATTATATCCCTCAGAAGAATACTTCCTATTTAACCATATTTGGAAACAACCAATAGAACCACCTTCATCAATATTCTCTGATACATAAGGGTCAAGTGTATAGATGTAAAAGTCTTTTGGTATTTCACCTTTCATGTATTCAGGTGGATGATACATTACACAACATCCATCTACTTTAGACATAGATTTATCATAGGGAAATGTATAATATGGTTCAGCAACTTCTTTATCTAATAAATCTGCCCTTACACCTGACTGTCTTGTGGAATCCCATATTAACTCAACAGGAGTTCCTATTGTCTTATACTGATTATTAGTCAGTAATTGTTTTTCTCGATCAAGGAGTTCAGCAACAGGAAAGTATGAACCTCTACTTGATGTCCACATATCAGATGGGACAAGTGGATAGTTCATCTTCTCATTACGAAGTACTTCAATATCATCTTTAGAAGCAGCATCTTTTCTTCTTTGTTCAAAGAACATTAGAGCCTTTTCAATATCTGTATTACCATTGGAATCTTTAAACTTACCATTTGTCAAATAAGCAGGTAAGAATAAACCAATCTTATGATCTGTCTGTTCCCATATATTATCAAATGCTAAGAAGTGATAAGTGTCAGGATCATTAAATACCATCTTGGTTTGTTGAACCAAATCAATATTACCAGATGTACCATCTGCCAATTGTACAGCAAATCTTTCATGGTCAGCAGAAACAGTTGCTTCATTAGATAATAGAGCATCTCTAAAGTTACCCATCAAACCAATTTCTGTATAAACAACTAAGGCATTCCTTGAACCAGCAGCAGATTGAGTACCAGTTGCTTTTTTCTCTGAATAGTTTACATGAACCAGTTTAGTACCAGAACCAAGTGTTTGCCAACCAGAAGAAGTTTCTACCTGATATTCATAACGATATGGGTTTTGTGCATTATTGGGTTTTATTGAACCAACCCAATCTACATAAAATGGGCCGGGAATAAAGTCTGGTGTACCGGGAGTACCCCATGCACCAAAATCAGGATCAGTACCAAGTAAAGCATGATTTGTTACAACCTTATCTAATAGTTCAGAAGACTTATCTGCAATACCAGCACCAACAGATATATTAGCCTTTGGTGATTTAGCAAGTGCATCTTTATTGTATTCTTTTAACCCATCAAAGGATAATATTTGGGAAATGATACCTGCAATAGAATAAGATTTTCCCCCTCCTCTGCTTCCGAACAACATTAAATTGCTACACTGATTAAAATACAGTGTTCTACCTTTAGGAGATGTTTGTAAGTCCTTTAGGTAGAGTGATGGTTTTACATAAGTCTTTAACTTACCATTAGTAGAATGTAAATGTAACCATCTTTTTTTATCTTCTTCTTTCATAGAAGATTCTACAAGAGAAAGAATGTTTTTATCTATAAGTGCAACATCACAGGAGTATGTATCATCATCTTCAAATCCAGAGAAACCGCAGCAAATAAGATAAGAGTAATGTATTAACCAATCAATATCACGTACTGATGGTTTTTTAATTACACGCTGTTTCCCTTCCTGATCTTCTATCTTAAAGAAGTTACCATAATAGAAGAGAGTGGGAGGCATATATCTATAACCATATTGGTCATAAGCCCATAAACCTTCTATACAATGTTTCTTATATCTATTCCATTGAGCAATATACTTAGGATTATCTGGATGAAACTTTTCAGGTGTAACAAGAAAGTTTTTGATATTGTATATGTAAGGTAGATCCTGTTTTAGGATATCAATGTTTGTAATCATTTCTTGTAATATAAATCAATTAAATGGCCGAGTAAATAAGCATAAACTTCTGATGTATTAGTGTCGTGCTTTACTTCTATATCTTCTAATATAAATTCTGTAATATGAAATAACTCATGCACAACTAATCCCGGAGTAGGTTTATTAACAAAATGAACAACCATTCCTTCTGGTGTATTTAATGCACAAGCCTTGTATTTACCTGTAATATATTCATCTATGTTGTGATGTTCTTTGGGTGTAAAAACCTCTTTTAATTTAGTCTTTACTTTTTCCGTGTTACCTTGTAGTATATATACTGTAACATTATACAAATCAATCTTAATCTTCCGGTAGAGCATTCTTATAAAGAAAGTATAATCCTATCATTATTGGTAGTATTACAAAAGCAGCAGGATGCCATACACAAGTTGTTAAACCTAAGTATAAACCATAAAGAAATACCAGTGTAGAAAAGCAAACTGCGAATACAAATAAAAGGGTAAGGATTGTTTTAAGATAAGGGGTCATTGGTTAAAGTATTTGAACAAGTAATTGGGTAAGGATTATAATAAGGATTAGGGATAGAAGGAGAGTTAAAATATTCAGTTGGAAACCTGAAAGTAGTACCTGAACTTGATGTAATGTTTACAATGGATTTGTTTTTATCAACCATATCCAACAAGATGTTAACTACGTCTAACGGGTCAATATTAACATCAACTGGGTGAGCAAATGAATGTGTTGTGTTATTTGCTTTAACTGTATAAACAATAAGATCTTTTTCTTGAGTCTTTGTAATTTTCATTTTCTATATTCTTGAAGTTGATCTATGTACCTTACATATTCAACTGTAGGTTTTACATTTTCTGTTGTTGCTTTTTTAGTAGAAGAACAAGCAACTAAAAACAAACTAAGGATTAGTAGTTTTTTCATATTTTGATTTTACATATCCTGTTCCTTTACACAAAGAACAAGTCTTGGTTTCATTTGTAGTACCAATGGTAAAGTCATACCATTTAATAGTAATCTTACCAGTACCCTTACATCTTTTACAAGTTGGATGATTCATTACTCATCTGGTTGTAGAAGTCCCCTTTCTCTAATTGTCTTTTGTCTTCCACCATGTACTCTTTGTTGTGACTTAGATCTTTGAAATTCTTTATCTGTCTTAGCAAAATCTGCATATATCTTAGGCATTGCTGCTTTAAGTTTAATAATTTGTTCAGCATTTTCAAGTGTTAATTCTTGTTGATTGAGAAACTTAGAAATCTTATGTAGTTGATCCTTTTCTTCCTTGTAAGACTGTTCAATAAGTGTAAGACAAAGAGATGGGTATTTATCAATACATTCCTGTATATCTGAATTATTAAGATTGAATGTTGGACAAAAGTCAGTACATACTTCTAATTTCTCATTTTCAGGAAGTCTGTAATATCTATTCTCTTCTTCATCTGGATGACACAACCAAGTAATACACCTAAGAACTTTTGAAGAAGTTTCTTTAGTCTTAGACTTATCTTCATTATAAAGAATAGAGAAAGGTTTAAGAAATATCAAGTGTGGGTTAGCATCCCACATATTAGCATTTATATTTTCTGGTATTGTAAACATTATTGTTCAAGATTTGCAGACAAGGTAATATCATCTATAGAACCATCTGTGTATTCAAGGGTAATAGAAGTTTCTGAATACCTATCAGATCTTCTTACTTTAGTCTTCCATGACACAGAGATGATGGGAAAGTTAAGGAGATAAGAAGTACAAGAACAATTAGGTATAACTTCTCTTAGAGGTTTAGGAAGACTAAACTCTTTAGTAAGAATTGAGCCTTCCTTTTGTTTTCCAAAATCGTAATTCATCGGGTTGATAAATTAATATTAGTAGCAGAACTACTGTTGCAATAAACATTGAATATCAGCGTAATTAATAGTTATATAACCATAATCAGGATGATCTGAATCTTTAGGTGTTTCGACAGGGTTTACACCAATCTTAGCAAAAGCATTTTCTACACGAAGGAAAAAACCATGTTTTAAATCTCCAACAGCACCATCTTGAATTGCATTTCTTCTTAACTGAACAATATCACCAGCCTTAATAGCAGTGTAATTTTCAGGAGCAGAAATGATGACAGCCTTGAGTGAATATGGAAAATGATTTTCTACATCTTTCATTGCATCCATACCATTAGCAGTTTTAACAGTAACTTGTGTTTTAAACGGTTGATATAAACCAGATTCAGATACAAGTGGTTCATAGAGAAAACAGCGCACCAAGATATTATTAATCATCTTGAGGTTAGTATAATCTGGATTAAGAGTTGTGACTTGAGAATTATAAAGTCTAATCTTAGCAATTTCTTCATCTGTAACAGTAGGAGCAATAATTGATTCTTCTACTACCTGTCTTTGTTTTTTGGATGGGTCAAATCCATCAGCCCTCATTTGGCTCATCATTGTGCTTTTTCTTGCTCTTTGATCTTTCATTTACTTTTTTATTATTAAATTGGTTATAGTAGTTTATCATACTACCATCTTTATGTTTCAATACTGATCTGGGTGTCATTCTAAAAGAACCTAAGATTGGAATTCTTACCGTAGTTTTAGAATAATTAGGATTGTCTATGTAATAACGAATTGAATTAATCCAAGACTTATATATATGTTCTATCTGATCTGGTGATTTATTTAATCTTTTAGCAACTCTTTTAATTAATTCCTCATTGGACATCTACGTGAGAATTTGTAATGATTATAGTTAAATCCAAAAAGTTAATTATAGGAGACTCATATTCCTTTTGTAAGATTTGAAAATCTTTATAAGAAATATAAAGTCTTGATGGTATAGTACCTTTTCCTAAAAGTTCGTATATTTTAGTCATTACTTCCAGTAACATTATAATTTAATTGAATTGTAACATCTCCTTCAAGTTTGTTGAAGAGAGATTCAAACTGTGGATGAGGTTTATTATTGAGAATAAAACCCTTGTTTGAAAGAATGGTGAATGAGCGTTTTGAAATAGTTTTATTGAATAGTAAGTCAGTAATCTGTTGTATCTCCGTAGAAGTTAAATCAATATTATTAACTTCTACCAAGAGGCTTAAAACTTTAAGGAATAGTGATTCTTTTGATATATTTTCAGTTATTCCTTTTTGTGGAAGAATTTTCATAATTTTTTAATTTTCAACAAAAGTAGAATTGAAAAAAATTTAACCCGAATATCATTATTTTTTTTTTTGGTTTTTTGGGAAATTTAAATTAGTTTTGAATAATGAAGTTTCCCAATACCCCACCCCCTCTTAACATGACGGGTAACAATACCCCGGTAGTTTAAAGACTACAAGAATTGTAACTTGGAATAGTTATTGTTGCAGGATAACAGACCTGTAAGTTTAATGGTTATAAATAGAAAACCATTCGTAGTCCCAATGCGTTAAGTTGGGGATGGCTCAAACACAACCATCATATTATTAACTTTTTAATTCAGATACAATGACAGTTCCATTTTTTAAGAATCATTTCAACACTGGTAAGATTGACATCATCAAAAACCCAAAGACAGACAAACTATTCTGGACATCAGAAGTAGGTATGTCTGGACCAGTGTCATCCAAATGTGACCTCAAAGGTACATTGGAATTTTCCCTGTTGCCTGATGTTGATGGTGCTAATGCCAATGTATGGTGCTTGGTAAATCCACAACAAGACAACTTGGTTGTTACACTGTAATTCATCACACCTATATAGTATAGTAACATATATTATATAGGTGTGTATTCATTCATCATTAAATCATTAACTCGTTATGAAAAAGTTATTACTTACACAAGATGATTGTGCAGATAGATATGCAGAAGTATTTGAACGTGAGTTGGAAGAGAAGTTCAATCTCACTATTCCTATGTTTCAAGAATACGGTGAAATTATTTCCAATGATCTGTTTGATAAGGTTGAATACTATTTGCGTATTGATGATAAGAAGTTATTTCTATCTAAAGACGCGGGTGATCCTTATTGGAAATTAGAGGAAGAGGTTACACCTATATAATACACATACAGTTCTCATTGGAGACGTAAGTCATACTCTGATTAACATCATTGCTATGGGCTGTATATTTTAAATATTTACCATGAAACCAATTACAACTAAAAGAACTATCAACGCAAGTGCTGTTGATAATGAAACAGGTGAAATGCTGGATATTCCAGTAATTGAAACAGTTGATACAGGATTAGTAACATTTACATCAGAGAATTTTATGACAGTTGATGGAGATGCTTGGGAATATATCCTAACAGTAATCAATGAAGTGGACTCTTGTAGGGTTATCAGAATGGGTAATATGCTCAAAACAGAACATAACATTGTATTTAATCATACTAAACCACATACTAAAGAAACATTGTCTCGATTTTTAGGTATTGATGAACGTTCATTCAGAAGGTTAGTCAATAGACTTGTTAAGAACAATATAATGGCCTATTGTGTATGTGCGCCAAGTGGCTTTGAATACAAGGTTTATATGCTAAATCCTACATTGGTAAAGAAAAGAAAGACATTTGATAAGTCATTATCTGTCTTCTTTAGGGATCTCTCAAAGTAAATTGGGACAAATTTGTACCAATAATTGCGAATATTGGTACTTTTTTGTACCAATAATTTAGGCCCAAAAACCCTTATAACGCATTGAGTATCATTGAGTTATGTGGGTTTTTGCCTAAATGTCTGCTTGTTGTGTTTAAGAGTAGTAGGAAGGGTAAATGATTAGAAAACAAATACACATGAAACATAAATATGAATTATGGGATTATTATCCCTTGGAAGGAGAGTATCAATGGAAGCAGATAAATGAAATACCAGCAAGTATTGTAATCAATGCTTGGGTTAATGGACAGATA